ATGAAAAGAAGCGAAATAAAAAAACGCCCTTTATCTCCAGCCGTATTGGATGGTTTAGAACCTGAATTAAAAGAATATCGAGAGCTAGACAGCGAAGGTTTATATTTCCGTGTCCAGCCAAGTGGGAAAAAGTCTTGGTTATTTCGCTATAAAAAAGAAAATGGCAAGTGGTCATGGTTGAATGTTGGCTCATATCCAGCGACTAAAGCAGTGACAGCAAGAAAGAAAGCAGCAGAGTTTTTAGAAAATATTTATTCTGGTGTGCAACTTGAGACCAAGCAAAAAACGAAACAGAAAAAAATAGAGCTGGGAAATTTACTATTCAGTGTTTTGATGGATGACTGGCTAGCAACGAAAAAAGGAAATTGGGATGATGTGACTTATGACAAGGCTGTCAAGTCGATCCATAGGCATATCATCCCAGCATTTGGTCATAGAAGCTATTTGGAAATTGCACCACATGAATGGCTGGAGTTCTTTAGACACTTACAAGAAGATTTAGGAATTTATACACAGGTTGAAAAACTACGGTCTTATTGTCGGAGTGCTTACAATCTTGCAAAGTTTAAAAATAAGGTAGAAGCAAACCCACTTGAGGGCATGACTGAGTTTTTAAATAAAACTGAAAAAGGGAATATGAAATATGTTGAGCTGGATCAGCTAGGGGAATTAATCAAAGCCATTAGACAGCACCCGACAAGGCCAGTTGCAATAGGTTTAGAGTTGTTGGCGTTATTATTCCCTAGACCCTCAGAACTTCGGGAAGCCGTTTGGGATGATTTTAATTTAGATCAAGCCGAGTGGATTAAACCAGCAGAGAAAACAAAAACAGGAATTATTCATGCAGTTCCTTTGCCTAAACAGGCGGTTATATTGCTGAGAGAATTGCACGAATACAAAACAGAGTCAGAATATTTATTCCCAAGCCGAGATAGTTACGAGAGACCTATTAGTAATATGACTTTTAATGTTGCTTTGAATCGGCTGGGATATAAGGGCAAACAAAACCCACATGGTTTTAGGCATATTGCCAGCACAGCCTTAAATAATAAATATAGTGATAGGGCGCAAGTTGTAGAAGCCTGTTTAGGGCATATCAAAAAAGGTGTAAAGGGAAAATATGATAAAGCACAGCACTTTGAAGAAAGAATTACCATGATGCAATGGTGGGCTGATGAATTGGATCGGATGGTGGATAAATATCATGTCTAAAAACTGGATGTTTGAGGGGTTTTATTGTAATGAGAATACAGAGGATGACTATATTCGAATTTCAAAAAATCAAGGGGAGGCAATGCTAATTGTTGCAGATAGAATTAGAAAAAACTTACCGTTGAATGAGCATGAAATAGATTTAGCTTGCTTAGTGTTAGAAGCAAGAGCAAAAGATCAAATTAATAATGCAAGGAAATATATACCTAAAAATGATAATGGTACGCCAGCAGACCCAAGAAGATATGAAATTGTTTTAGCGTATTATAGCCAACTAAGAGTTCTAAAAGTCCCCAAGAGGGCTAGGGATTTGGTTTGTTATGAATATGATTTATCTGATGATAATTTAAAAAAATGGATCAAGCAGGAAAAAGATGCGGGAAGTCCAATAAAAAGGCAATCTGAACAACACACAATTAGAAATCCTGAAACAATATTAGAAAATTATGAAAAAATAAAAAGGAAAAAGTAAAAAAAGTTTTTCCCTATTTTTCATTAACTCTATGTGAATAATAGATAAGTACCACGTTATATGCAGGTACTTAGAAATGCTTAAAAAGTTTAATGAAATTTGCGAATACTTCAGCGTTACCCGTGATGGGCTTCGTAAAATCCAATTGAAAAATCCAGACTTTCCAAAACCAATCAAATTGGGAGACACCAAACAAGCCCCAGTCTATTTTGACATGAAAGAAATTGAAGCATGGATTGAATCTAAAAAAGCTGCACGTGACGAGGTGACAGCATGAAAAAAATTAGTTATAGTTCTCTTGCTTTGAGCAAAATCTCAAAGTTAGCTTTGGTCGGCTATTACTATGAAGGCGCATACAGTCCGCTTCGGGCTTTTTTTATGCGTTATATCTCTATGCGTTCGCATGTTATGGCGGAGCTGGAGGGGGACACTTTCGAGTGTGCTGGGTTCCTTTGTAGCCAGTCGACCAACCCCTTTCAGCTTTGCCACCCTCACTTGGTCGTGAATGGCAAGGCTCCAATTTACAAAGGAGCGCATTCTCATGCCTAATCAAATCAATTCTACAAATACACCTAAAAAATACGATGCTGGCGACATGCACGACTTAGCTTCATTATCCGAATCAGATATGAACTGGATGTGTACAGCAATCAGTCATATTAGAAAAGAAGTAATGAAGTTAAACAAGCTGGCAGAGAGTGGAAAAGAAGTCAGCCAGTATCATTTTTCTGAATTAGTCACTCATTTAGATATGTATGAATATTTAGCAGATGACCGCCACCGCAACCATGCTAAAGGGGCAGAAGCATACAAGACTGAATGGGAGAAAATGAAAGGGGGTGCAGAATGAATACAAAAGCATCCTGGGATACTACAGGCGATCTATTGGAATCCATTGACCCAAAGCCACAAAATGCAATTTTTTCCCATACTCATAACTACACTAAAAATGTAGTAGAAAGTTATTCACTGCATGATTTTGATTTAAATGTGTTGGTGCAAAATGAGGAAAAAGGAAATATCAGAACCGTGGCGGATGAAACGATCTATAAAGGTCGTGACATTTCTGGGTATAAAGCTATCCCTTTATATGATTTTGAAAGCTGGCAATTAACAGGCTATCAATTATTAGATATCAAAAAGAAATCCCAGTCGATTAAAGTCGGTGCTGGGATTCCAGTATCCAATATTAGCAATTCAAATCCATCAAATTTTATTGCTACCGATAATTTAAATCTATTTTTTCGGTTATCGCAACTTAATTATGTTTCTGTCTTTCATAGAGAGATTCGCACGGCTTTTGAATTGGTCAATAATTATTTTGATGAATGTAAGCCGAGGGTTATTGCTACTGATAAAAAGTTAGAATTTGATGCTGATTTAAAGATTCATTTTGATGCAGATGTATCCAGATTAACAAATCAGGAAATTAAAATAGCCTTACAAAGCAAAACTGATGAAATTAAACCAACAAGCCCTATTTCATCGCTCCAAATTGTAAATATGGCAAACATACAGGCTCAAGCTATTAATTGGCTTTGGGCTGGATGGCTACCACTTGGGAAACTCACTATTCTGGCTGGTGCTGGAGGATGTGGAAAAACAAACTTGCTTTTAGCTTTGATTGCCACTATCACAACAAATGGTATTTTTCCTGATGGCTCAAAATGCACAGACACAGGTAGAGTTTTAATCTACTCCACAGAGGATGACCCTAACGATACTTTGCTACCGAGATTAATTGCGAATGGTGCAGACCTAAGCAAAATCGACTTTATTGCAGGGCGCATCAATGACAAAGGGGAGCGAGAACCATTTGATCCAACCAAAGACCTACCGCTATTGAATGCTTATGCAAAACAAAACCCAGATATAAAGCTACTGATGATTGACCCTATTATTTCAGCCGTTGGTGGTGATTCTAACAAGGCTACAGATGTTCGCAGGTCGTTGCAGGTGGTGGTGGATTTTGCCCAAGAGTTTAATTGCGCCGTTGTAGGAATTACTCATTTTGCTAAAGGCACTTCGGGAAGCAGCCCAGCAGATCGAATTATAGGTTCGCAAGCGTTCACAGCTTTAGCACGCATGGTATGGAGTGCTGCAAAGCGTGAAGATGAAAATGATTGCATTTTAGTACGTGCAAAAAGCAATATTTCAACTTTAGATGGTGGTATTAGATACCAGATCGAATCTGAAACTGTTTTAGAGAATATTGAAACTACAAAAACAGCTTGGCTTGGTACAATCGAAGGTACTGCAAAAGAATTATTGAACGAAGCAGAATCGACAGAGGGCAGCGGTTCGACAGTAGATTTAGCCAAAGAGTTTTTGATTGATCTTTTAAGCCCAGTCGAAAAAATGCCAGCTTCGGAGGTGCAAGAAGAAGCTAAAAATGCTGGTTATAGTGTGGCATCTATCAGACGAGCAAAAGACAATTTAAATATAAAACCATTCAAAGAGGGTTCGGCTTGGTACTGGAAATTGCCATCAATTTTTAAAGACGTTCCAGAAGTATTGCCTGAACATAAACAACGCTACTAACCTATGAGCATCTTGAACACCTTGAGCATCTTGAAGATAACTTATTGAATTATATCAATAATGAAGATGCTCAAAGGGTAAATGCTTGAGCATCTTAATGAGCACCTTCATTTCTAATGAAAATCATGTACTTACATGGAAGATGCTCAACATGCTCAACATGCTCAAGATGTTCAATGTATATAGACAATAAATTAGAGGAAATTGTAATGACAAAAAAAGTAATTGAATTATCGACTGATGAACTAAAAAATCTCGATTTCATTTTAGAAAATTATGCCAGCCAACAAAGACAGCAAAGGGAAAAATTTGGCGAATGTGATGAGGATAAATCAGACGATCAGTATTTTTTTGAATTAAGGAAAAAAGTGAAAGTTGCATTAAGAACTGACGACCCAGAATATAATGTATTTTTTGTATAAACACTTTAAGCCCACTTAATTGAGTGGGTTTTTTATATGTATCTATAAGAATTTAAGACTATGATTTTTATATCTATATTGTGATATTTAGACTGTATCTTGATCAGGATATAGAGAAATGAACTTAACTGAATTACTTGAAAAACGATCTAGCACAGTTAGCCAGATGAAAGCCCTAGCAGATGCAGCAGCTAAAGCAAACCGTGATTTAACAGACGAAGAAAATACACAGTTTGAAAAATTAAAAACAGAAGAACGAAGCATCCAAGCCCAAATTGACCGTGTGGAATACCTGCGAAGCCTGGAGCGTTCGGCTCCTGCGGATCATGTAGGCGATAGCCACAATAAAGACTTTGAAAAATTAAAACGCTCAGTGTCAGTTCAGAACATTATCCAAGCACAGATTACAGGCCGTAGCCTTTCAGGTGCAGAACTTGAGTACAACAAAGAAGCGGAAAAGCGATCAGGTAAGAAAGCACAAGGCGCATTCATTCCATTCGATGCACTGGAAACACGTGCAACAAACAACACAACTACAGCAGCCGAACTCGTAGCAGCGAACCACCGCCCACAGGACTATATCGGGGCCTTACGTTCTTCAAACATTGTTCGCCAGATGGGTGTACGAACATTAACTGGATTGTCTGGTGATGTAGTCATTCCAAAATTCGGCACAGGTTTATCACTTGGCTGGGTCGGTGAAGAAGAAGCAGTACCAGAATCAAATATGTCATTCGATGCAATCACATTGACACCGAAGCACACAGGCGGAAAAACTGAAATGTCGCGTCAGTTGATCCAGCAGTCCAGCCCAGACATTGAAAGTCTTATCCGTGAAGATTTGTCATTCTTAGTGGCAAAAAACATTGATGAAGCAATTTTGGCAGGCACAGGCGTTAAAGACCCTTTAGGCATCCTAAATACTATTGGGGTGCTAACTGGCACCACACCAGCAACATGGGCCGAAGTGCTGCAACTAATCCAGCAAATTGAAGATGAAAACATCACTAACCTGCAATGGTTGGCGACAAGTGCATTAAAAACAACTCTGGCAGGAATTGAGAAATCCACAGGCACAGGGCAGTACCTATATCAGAACGGCCAAGTTGGTGAACTACCTTTCAAAGTGTCAGCGAACATGCCAGCGAAAACCGCCATCTTAGGTGACTTTAGCCAGGTGCTTTTAGGTGTATGGTCAGAAATCGACATTCTAGTGAACCCATACGCAGAACCAGCTTACAGTCGTGGCGGTGTGCAAGTTCGAGCAATGGCGACTTGTGATGTAGCAGTTCGACACCCTAAAGCCTTTCTTGTGTTGACCGATGCGGTTACAGGTGGCTGATATGGAAAAAAGAGCCTTTAGCGTAGAAAGCAAAGGGCGCACCTTGTCAGGGTATGCGGCTGTTTTCGACAGCCCGACCATGATAGGGACATTCCAAGAAGTCATCAAAAAGGGAGCGTTCACACGTTCCCTTGCTTCTTTGGATGCGTCAAAAATCAAAGCAATTTATGAACATGACACCAGCCAACTTTTAGGGCGTATTGGTTCAAATACACTCCGACTTGCAGAAGATGAAAAAGGTTTAAAGTTCGAACTTGATCTACCTAACACCACACTGGGGAATGATGTAGCCGAGTTGGTGAAGCGTGGCGACCTTGCAGGATGTTCATTCGGTTTTATTGTCCGATCCGAGAATTGGACAGATACAGCCAGAGAGATTTTAGACGTTGATTTGTTTGAAATCACTTTAACCAGTGACCCAGCCTATGAAGCGACCAGCGTAGATTTACGATCAAGTCGTAAAACCACAAAACTAAGCCATGCTAAAAAATATCTGGAGTGCTTTAAATGAGCCGTAGAAATCAAAGACGACATGAAAAAAGAAATAACACTCCAGCGTATGACACCTATTTCGCCAATGTGCTGAACACTCCAGTAGTAAACGCCAAAACAGCAGAATCTATTTCCACTGTTTACGCTTGCATTTCTGCAATCAGTGAAACTATTGCGAGCCTACCATTTGAAGTGTTTAAGCGAACAGCGACAGGTCGGGAAAAAGCAAAGGCGCATCCGTTATATAAATTGATCCACGACAAGCCGAACCACTGGCAAACAGCACTTGAATTTCGAGAAATGCTGCAACGTCATGTTCTCTTGCGTGGTAATGCTTATGCAGAAATTAAGCAGGATCGTAAAGGCATCACAGCCTTAATTCCATTGCACCCCGATAGCGTTACAGTCTTATTAAATCAAAGTGGAAATTTGGTATATGACATTGTTCAGTATGATGGCAGCAGCAAGCGCCTATTATCAGATGAGGTTCTACATTTACGCTACCACCCAAGCGACAGTACGCCGTATCTAGGGCGTTCACCGATCCAAGTAGCACAGGACACAATAGCTCTTTCATTGTCTGAACAGCAGCACGGTACAAATACTTTTAATAATGGCACCTCATTAAATGGTGTGATTGAAACCCTACCGACTACCACTAAAGACCAAGCGAAACAGATCAGTGATAGTTGGAAGGCTAATTATTCAGGTGTAAGGAATGCAGGCACTACCCCAGTGCTACCAAGTGGAGCACAGTTCAAACCAGTATCCATGAGCTTGATAGATAGCCAATGGCTGGAATCCAGACAGTTCAGCGTATTGGAAGTATGTCGTTTATTCAGGATACAGCCGACTATTGTTGGAGTGCTGGACAATGCTAACTATTCAAACAGTGTGGAGCTGGCTAGACAGTTCGTAACACTCACATTAAAGCGTCATTTATTGATGTGGGAACAGGCAATTAATAACACATGCCTAACATCATCATTCTACTGTGAACACAATTTGGATGGATTACTGCGTGGTGATAATGCAAACCGTGCAGCGTTCTACCAGTCGGCACTACAAAACAAGTGGATGACTATTGATGAAGTAAGAGAACTGGAGAATCTACCGATAGGCATCATTCAGCAACAGGATCAGGCAGGACAGACCAACAATGAAGAACCATAGCCTATACAAGCCCAAACAACGTGCTATCCCATTGAATAGCAGACTATGGCAGAAGATCAGACAGGCTGTTATTGCTCGTGATAGTGGACTATGCCAGATATGTGTTAAGCGTGGCCAAACTGTACCAGGTACAGACGTTGACCATATCAACAATGATGGTGATGACAATGACCTGGATAACCTGATGCTGTTATGCCATGAGTGCCACTCACTCAAGACAGCACAAGACATGGGTAAGCAGGTGAATTGGGGGTGTGACTTACAAGGCAGACCACTTGACCCGAACCACCACTGGAATAAGCCAAAAAATCACGAAAAACTTTTTGATGAAGCACCGCCCACCCAGTCACATTTTTATGACCGCAGTTGAGGGATTTTGAAATATGGGAAATCCAAGAAAACCAACGGCATTGAAAGAGCTTGCAGGCAATCCAGGTAAACGTCCTTTGAATGAAGCCGAACCTGAATTTTTACCAGCCGAAACCATTGCCCCAGATTGGCTACAAGGTGAGGGCCTACACCAGTGGAACAAACTAGCCCCACAGATGGCCCTTAATAATTTGCTGAATGTTGCAACCGTTGAACCACTGGCGACCTACTGCGATTTATTGGGCGCATACATTGACAGCCGAAGAAATGGCGAAGTCCCAGACATGCGGATTTTTAACAGCTTGCGTTTGATGGCTAAGGAGTTCGGATTCACGCCAAGCAGTAAAGGCGGGATAGTTGCACCTGAAAAAGGAAAGAAAAATGACAAGTCCCGATTCTTTAGCTAACTATTATTTTGATGAAGAAGAAGCAGACAAAGTTATTGGATTCTTTGCTGAGTGCTTAACTCACTCTACAGGTCAGTGGCGTGGCAAACCTTTCGAGCTTTTAGACTGGCAGATTGATTATCTGCGAGAATTGTTCGGCTGGCGTAGAAAGGATAATCACAAAAGACGATACCGCCAAAGTGCTTTATTTATCAGCCGTAAACAAGGAAAAACCGAGCTGGCAGCAGCCATAGCACTGTATTGTTTACACTGTGAAAATGAACCGGCAGCACAGTGTTTTAATGTGGCAGCAGATACGGATCAGGCAGCACTTTGTTTTAATGCTGCAAAGGCCATGACTGAAAATGAACATGAGTTGGATAGCAGATCAGAGATTTATAAGCGATCAATTTTAGTTCCCAACAGTGGCAGCGTTTACCGTGTGCTATCGAGTTCAGCCAGTACCAAGCACGGTTTAAATGTGCATTATTGCGGTATTGATGAGCTGCACTGTATTGATGATCGGGAGCTGGTCGATGTGTTCACTACAGGCACACTGGCCCGAAACAATAGTTTGATTCTCTACACCAGCACAGCCGGATTTAATAAAAATTCGATTTGCTATGAAATCTGGGATTATGCACAAAAGGTACGTGATGGAATCATAGATGACCCAACATTTTTACCGTGCATTTATGAAGCCCCAGCAGATGCAGACTGGAAAGACCCTGCAACATGGCAGGCAGCTTGTCCAAGTATGGGCCACACTGTAGACCTGAGTTTTTATGAGCAAGAATGTTTAAAGGCCCAGCAAGTGCCAGCTTATGAAAACGTATTTCGTAGACTGTACTTGAACCAGTGGACTGAATCCGATAGCCGTTGGTTAAGTTCAACAGTCTGGGACCAGTGCAGCAGCGATTACTTCCCAGACCTTACAGGACAGCCATGCTATGCAGGTTTAGACCTTTCAAGCGTCCAGGACATTACGGCACTCGTTTTGACCTTTCCAAACATTGCAGGTAAGACCTACACAATGCCTTTCTTTTTTGTGCCAAAAGAACAAATTTGGGAACGATCCAGAAAAGACAAAGTTCCATATCCGCAATGGGTGGAGCAGGGCCATTTGATTGCAACAGATTCAAAAGCTGTAGATCAGCAAGCGATCCGGTTAAAGATTCATGAGCTGGGGGAAATCTACCAGATTAAAGAGATTGCTATCGACAGATGGAATGCCAGCCAATTGATGACAGACCTCGAAGCAGATGGCTTTGAAGTGGTCGGATTTGGTCAGGGATATGGCAGCATGAGCGCCCCAGCAAAACAGCTTGAAACGATGCTGATTAATGGCGACCTACAGCACCCGAATAACCCAGTTTTAAACTGGATGTGTGCCAATACCGTTGTCGAACAAGATGCAGCCGGAAACGTGAAGCCAAGTAAGAAAAAGAGTTCTGAAAAGATAGATGGGATTGTAGCCCTTTGCATGTCACTGGGGCGAGCAATGGCAAATATTGAATTAGACGTAAACGATTGCGAGGTAATTTTCTAATGAGTGAATTAGTTACTTTAGCTGAGATGAAACAGCATTTAAGAATCCTACATGATTTTGATGACACAACGATTCAAATTTATTTAGACAGTGCAGAGCAGCATATTAAAAACTTTCTTGGTGATGATTACGATAAAGTCGTAGTTACACCAGCTCCGATAAAATCAGCAATTCTACTACTAGGTGCAGACCTTTACCAAAATCGGACAATGCAAGCAGATCAGGCACTAAACAACAATCGAGCCTTTGATCTTCTTTTAAGTCCCTACATTACTAAAGAGGTGTTGTAATGAATATTGGTGCAATGAATAAACTTTGCATAGTTGAACATTTTAGTGGTGGAGGTCGTGACGAGGACGGCTACCCACTTCCAGAACAATGGACAGAGTTCACCAGATTGTACGGTGACTTCCAACCTTTAAGCAGTAGGGATTTAATCGCAGCACAAGCAGTACAGGTCAAAACTACAGCTAGACTGGTTACTCATTTCATTGATGGCATTAACTCAACTATGCGAGTCGTGATTCATGGATTAAGTTCTTCGCCAGTCACCTTCTCATTAGATGGAAACCCGCAGCAAGATTTAAAATCTAATCGGGAGTATTTAACTTTTAATTTAGTTGAAATGTGACTTTCTTGTACACTGGAGTGTACACAGAGTACATTTTTTTAATAATAACTTCAATTTATCAGCTATTTATATTTCTTTTAGGTATTGGATATACCTACCAAGATTTTAAAAAAGCAGAATCATTTCGATTCTGCTTTTTTTATGCATTGGATTATATAAAACTAAACGACACGATTCGTCGTGGTGGTAATTTAGTCGAATTGTATTCGTTATTAAAATTTTTATAATAAAATAAATAACTTCTGAAAAATAAATAAAATGGAACAGCTGAATCCATCCGATTTAAAAGCGATATTGCATTCAAAGCGGGCTAATCTTTACTACATTGAATATGCACGAGTGATGCAAAAAGATGGGCGCGTTTTATATTTAACTGAAGCTAAAAACGAAAATCAGTATTGGAATATTCCAATCGCGAATACTACCGTTCTTATGCTCGGCACAGGAACATCAATTACACAAGCTGCGATGCGCATGCTTGCGAGTGCAGGAGTATTAGTTGGCTTCTGTGGCGGTGGTGGCACACCACTCTTTATGGGCTGTGAAATTGAATGGATGACGCCACAAAGTGAGTATCGCCCGACTGAATATATGCAAGGTTGGATGCAATTTTGGTTTGATGATGCCAAACGCTTAGAGGTGGCAAAACAATTTCAATTGGCTCGAATTGAGTTTATTCAAAAAATTTGGTCTAAAGATCGAGACTTAAAAGAATATGGTTTTCATGTTGATGATCTGGACATTCAACAAGCGCTGAATAATTATACCGCAAAAATTTCACAGCAAAGCAAGGTTGGGGATTTACTTCTTGCTGAAGCAGCAACGACAAAGCAATTGTATAAAATTGCTGCCACACGTACAGGGCTGAAGGATTTTAGCCGTAATCCTGAGCAAGGGGATTTGGCGAATGACTTTTTGAATCATGGAAATTATCTTGCTTATGGCCTCGCTGCAACTACGCTTTGGGTACTAGGAATTCCACATGGCTTTGCGGTGATGCATGGTAAGACTCGACGTGGGGCTTTAGTTTTTGATATTGCAGATTTAATTAAAGATGCTGTGGTACTTCCATACGCATTTATCTGTGCCAAAGAAAAAATGACTGAGCAAGAATTCAGACAACAAATATTGCAGAAATTCACAGAGCATAAATGTTTGGACTTCATGTTTGATCAAGTGAAAGCGCAAGCTTGTAAGGATCATGGTGTGGATGGGGAAGCATTATGATTGTGACCTTCATTAGTCAATGTGAAAAGAAAGCCATTCCTAGAACCCGACGAGTATTGGATGCTTTTGCAGATCGAATTGGCGATAACACATGGCAAACCGTGATTACAGAAGATGGTCTAATCGCCGTAAAAAAGTTATTGCGTAAAACTGTGACTAAAAGTACTGCTGTGAGTTGTCATTGGATTCGGGGCAGACGACGTAGTGAGCTTTTGTGGATTGTAGGGAATAGGAATAAGTTTAATAACGAGGGAGTTGTGCCTGTAAATACAACACAGAAAAGTTTACAACAGTGGAAGTCTTCTCATTTGTGGCAAAATTTAGAGCTAGTCGCGATTGCTTCGGGGATCGCAGGATTATTTCATGATTTTGGCAAAGCAAATGCTCTGTTTCAGGCAAAATTAGATCCAAATATTAAAACAGACAAAGGATATGAGCCTTATCGACATGAATGGATATCATTAAAGATATTTGAATTATTTGTAAAAAATAAGGCTGATGATACATGGATGAATGAGTTATCTAACTTATCGAGTGAATCAGAAAAGCATTGGCTTAGTCATCTTGATGAAGTTAGAAATGTAACAACATTATCCGAAACTTTTAAGAACCTATCATCATTTGCTCAATTAATAGCGTGGTTGATAGTGACACATCATCGTTTACCACTATATCCATTTTTTCAAAATCAGCCACCTGTATTAAGCCATGAAAATTTAAGTCAATATTGGTTAAATGAATGTGATATCAAGTGGAATTCACCAAATATTGTGAAATTTGATTGGACAGAAGATGAAATTTCAAAAAATTGGAATTTTCCCTCAGGTTTACCAGTTCGTAGTCAAGAATGGTGTAATAAAGCACAATTATTATCAAAACGAGCCTTAAATCAGGCAATTAAGATTAAACAACTAGATTGGTTAAATGATCCTTTAACAATGCATCTATCGCGTTTGATTTTGATGCTGACAGATCATTGGTATTCTGCCCAAGATGCAAAAAAAGAATGGCAGGATCCTCAATATGTAGCATATGCAAATACAGATAAAGAGAGAAAATTTAAGCAAAAATTAGATGAACACAATTTAGCTGTTGGATTGTACTCCTATATTCATAGTCGAAAGCTTCCACAATTTATTTCTGAATTACCTGAATTAGGGATGAATCGAATTTTGGAACGCGGATTTGAAAATGCAGATCCTTTATTAAGTAAATGGCAAGATGAAGCTGTAAAATTGAGCAAAAAAATAAATTTACGCAGTAATGAGTGTGGTTTTTTTGGCATCAATATGGCATCTACAGGGAAAGGTAAAACAATAGCCAACGCCAGAATGATGTATGCGTTGGCGGATGTTGAAAAAGGTGCACGATTTAGTATTGCACTAGGGTTAAGAACGCTCACAACCCAAACAGGTGATGCTTTAAAACAAAACTTAAATTTAGATGACAGTGATATTGCCACCATTATTGGATCAAGTGCAGTACAAAGACTACAACGAGCCATGTAAGGAGATAAAAATATACAAGAACAGCAACAACTTCTAGAAGATTTAGAAAAAACAGAATTTGCAATGCGAGGTAGTGAGAGCCTTGAAGATACGGACGATCATTTTGACGTTGAATATCCTGAGATTGATCCAGAAAGCTTATTAAAAACGTGGTTTGAAAAAGATCCAAAGATTCAAAAACTGCTACATGCACCAATATTGGTGAGTACAATTGATTATTTAATCCCAGCCACTGAGAGTTTAAGAGGTGGTCGGCAAATTGCACCGATTTTAAGATTATTGAGTTCTGATCTAATTTTAGATCAACCTGATGAGTTTGGATTAGCTGATTTACCTGCACTTGCAAGGTTGGTCAATTGGGCGGGTTTATTAGGTGCAAAAGTATTACTATCAAGTGCTACTATTCCGCCTGCTATGGCTTTTGCACTGTATGAATCCTATTTGGAAGGAAGACAAAAGTATCAACAATCAATGCTTGGGCATCAAAGTCCTAAACCAATTGTGTGTGCATGGGTCGATGAATTTTCAGTAAAAACGATAGAAACGAATCATGTACCTGATTTTTGTAAAACACATACTACCTATGTAGATAAGAGGATTCAGCAGTTAGAAGCTGAAAAAAATACTTTAAGAAAAGCTAAAATTTTAGATATTGAAGCAGGGCAAAATATTCAAGAACGATTAGTAAATACTTTGTTAAAAGGAATTCAAGAAGCACATGTAAATCATCATCAAAAAAATCAGCAGGGTATTGAAATTTCTTTAGGTGTGATCCGTTTTGCAAACATTAATCCACTTGTTCATATTGCACAAGGCTTGTTAATCGAAGCTTTAGATGATGATACCTTACTTCATTTTTGTGTTTATCATAGCCAATTTACTCTCGCACAACGGTCAGCGATAGAGGAAAAACTAGATCGAATACTCAATCGGAAAGATGACAATAAAGTTTGGATTCAGCCAGAGATTCATCAAGCAATCAAAAACAATCCTTCTATTAAAAAACATATTTTTATTGTTCTTGCTACTTCAGTGTGCGAAGTCGGGCGTGATCATGATTATGATTGGGCGATCGCAGAACCAAGCTCGATGCGCTCTTTGGTTCAATTAGCAGGGCGAATTCAACGCCATCGTAAAAAAACTGTAAATCATGAAAATTTATTTATTTTAAATCAAAATATAAAGGCTTTACAGAGTCAAGAGATTGCATTTACGAAACCAGGATTTGAGGGGAATAAAGCAAGTCATCGAGCTTTACCACAAAATAAGGAAATCAAAAATTTACTTGTTTTAAAACAATATCAATATATTAATGCTGTGCCTAGCATTCAATTTGTCAAACCCCCAGCTGTACAAGACGTTCCGATATTTACAGACTTGATTAGCTTAGAACAAACAGCATACGCAATGACCTTGCTTGGGGTGCGAGAAGAAAAAAATAATGCACGTTTATGGTGGCGAAATTCACTGTCATGGAGTGGTGAATTACAACGAAGGCAGCCTTTTAGGCAATCAACTGCTGAAGATCGTTATTATCTCGTTCCGAACAGTATGGGGAAACTTTATTGGAATATGTATGATGACAAAGCGAAGACATTCATATGGGTTGATTATATTAGAAAGTATAAGGATTTAAATATTCACCCCAATAATCGAATTTGGTTTAGTTGTGATGAAAATGAGCGCTATGAAGAAATTCAGGATGTATTAGGTAGTTCAAATAAAAGTGTGATTTTAAATTATGGTGAAGTTTCTTTGCCAAGCAAAAAAGATATTCAATATTTTTACCACCCAGCTTTAGGTATTTTTTTAAATAAAAAATTATAGGAGATTGTCATGAATGTAGATATTGTACATGCAAGTATAGAGCTTTTTTTACGGCAGCGAATTGATAAAAAAGTAGAGGCGGAAAAGAAAAAACTAAAAGATGCTTTTACAGCAGATCATCTGTCAAAGATTCATAGTGATCATGAAATTGTTTCATGGATGAATTATATTGCCGATAATGCAAGTAAGGTAAGTTTAAATGTCAGCCATGTTGCGAAATTAACCCATTCTAGTAATAAAGCGATT